AACCAATCATGTTGACGTTTATATAAAACGCGGGCGTGATTGTGTAACCACCGGTACCCGGCAGCCTTTTCAGCCCAACGTTTAAGAAGCTGTTCCTGGTTTGGACACCATTGGTGTTGTTCTGGTGTACTCATTACTCTTTCTTAGAAAATAAGTACGCGTACTCGCGTGCTAAATTATCGACACGTTCGTTCTTCTCGTTTCCGTTGTGTGCCTTGACCCACTTCATTTCAACGTTTTCAATTTTACGTAACAGGTATAACATGTGTATCCATAAATCCTTATTCTTTACGGGATCACCTTTACTCGTTTTCCATCCGTTCCGTTCCCAATTCTTAGACCATTCGAGTAACCCCAATTTTACGTAGTTACTATCGGTATATATAGTTACAGTATCGTGTCCCAACTCAATACACTTCTCGAGCGCTTTTATGACCGCAGTCATTTCCATTATATTGTTTGTGGTTATCTCGGAACCTCCTCGGCCTATCACGTTTTCTATAAGATAGGCCCAACCACCAGGTCCCGGGTTACCGAGACAACTTCCGTCTGTGTAGACTTCTATCATAGTTACTAGTATATACGATAAAATCTTTATGTTTCGTCGTCTGATTTTGAAATACACCAATACATAATTCTATCAAAATTCATATACAAAACACCAAATGCGGAAAATGCTATTAGTATTTCGTAAATAGTCTCCATTTATAGTTACTTAAAATTTTAACTTTATGTATCACTAAATGAACCATTACCAAGATTGGGATCCTGTTATTATTCGCGGTAAAGTCAACAAGGAAAAGGAAAAAGAAAAGTATGTTAAGTTCATGGGTCAGGAAATAAAGTTACCCAAACGGAGTCAATATTCGGGTAAAACAAGGGAACAAAAACTCGATGAAACCGAGTTAGGTACACACAAAAAAGTCAGTAAAGACACGGCACTAACGATTCAAAAAGCGCGCGTTGCAAAACAGTATACACAAAAGGATCTCGCGGGTCTCATAAACGTATCAACAGATATCATCTCTTCATACGAATCAGGTAAAGCTATCCCGGATCCCAAAGTCATGCAAAAATTACGCAGGGTTTTGGGGGTTAAATTATAATACAGGTAATCTTTGTCCATTTGGACCAAGTCTGAAATTACCACCGTTTGGACCTTGCATGATAGGTTGACCGTTTTGTACCAGACCGGTTTTTATAGCACCCATTTTATTATAAACACGCGTCTGTGCTTGATTCAATTTAACAGTTCCATAAGTAATTGCATTTTGTTTCATTCCATTTATAGCCTGTTGACCTCTATTTTTTGCTATAGAAACCATTTGGTTTCTAGAATCTTTTAATTCGGATTTTGCTTTTTTAGCTACACCTTTTGCAGCCATTTTTGCTAATGAACCGAACCCCATATTATTTTTTTTATACTATAAATAGATTTTAAAATTTGGTCTAAATTTTAAAATCTAATTTTTATTTATTTTTTACAAGACTAGATAACTAACTTAGTTGGAGAATGCAAGACCGCCCATACCAGATTGAATTCTGAGAACGTTGTAGTTGGTCGCGAACATGTGAAGGGAACTGTCCGCTCTGTTGCAAGTAACCGAAACTTGCGCGTTGTCAATTCTAGAGAAGTTGCAGGTACCCGTTGGTTGGTGCTCTTCTGGCTTAAGCGCAAAGGAGTACGAGTAGATACCTGGCATTGGGGAACCGGAGTGGTGGTTGAACGATTGGACTTGGTTGAAGTACTTACCACCTTGCTCCTTGAATCTGTCTTGACCATTCAAGATCAACTTGAAGGAAGTCAATGGACCAACGAAGTTTTCATCCCATTGAGCCGCACCTTCGGAGGCAGCCAACAATGGCGCACCGATCGCGGATGGCGAGACAAAGCAGTTCGCGGACGCAACAGTGGCAACGTTGGAACTGATAACAACTGGGGTGCTGGTGAAGTTCCACAAGTTGGAACCGATGTCAGTGCACCAAACCAATTCCTTGACTGGGTGGTTGTATGACAATCTGATTTGCTTGGCCGCACCCTGCGCGCCCAAAGTGTCCGAACCAGTGTGTTGGACTTGTTCAATCAAGTATTCGTGACCCTTTTGCGCGAATCGTCTGCGCTCTTCAGTGTCGAGGTAGATGTAGTTACCCCAAACCTTGAAGGAGGTAAAGTTGTCACCAAAATCACTGGCCAAGTCAAAGTCCAAACGGACTTCGTGGTATTGCAAGGCAATCAATGGCAAGGCCAATCCTGGGTTTCTGTTGAAGAAGAAGATCAATGGCAAGAAGACAGTGCCCGCCTTGGACGCCGACGTCATTTTACCGTAGCTGAGCTTCTTGGATTCGTCCAAGTACAATTCAGCGTACAATCTCCACCACTTTTGGTAGTGCTTGTCGATTCTTTGACCACCGATGGACAATTCAACGTCCTTGATCGATCGTTCCGCGGCCCACGCATCCAAACCCGACGCGGTGACGGTGGCATTCGCCGCCAATTCGACGTACATGTCACCGATCAAATCACCGTTTCTGGCGATCGTGACGGAAACGCGACCACCGGAAGCGGCGGTACCGTTAACAGTTTGTTCGATGTTTTCCATCGCAAAGTTGGTGTGGCGTTTGTAAACCGCCTGGAAGAAAGTGACTTTTGGGTTACCAGTCAAGTAGACATCTTGGGCGCCATAAGCGACGAGTTGCATGAGACCTCCGGCCATAGTGTTTGTTTTTGTACTATATACCAAGATTTTTTTTTCAGATGAGACCCGCGAAAAAACTCAGTACTATTTTTCCTGGTATATACAAATGACCGACCAAGAAGAACCCCTTCTTGAAAATACCGACGAATCAGAAGAAGTACATGAAGAAGAGGAAGAACAGGAATCTATAGTCGATGAACTTGAACTTACTGATAATGAAGATAACGAAGACATCGACTTGGAAATGTTTGAAGATGAAGATGGGGATGGGTACATGATGGATATGGGTAATCTCTTAAGTTCTATACTCGCGACCGAAGATGGTGATACTGTGTGCTCTGCTCTGGTAAACATTTCGAGAAATATAGAAGTCCAAAATAAAATTCTTATTAAAATGCTGGCTCAGATGCAAAAATTAGCTTAGAAAAATAAATCCATGTATTAGAAGAAAATGGACGAAACACATTATATTAATTCTGACGCTAATCCACGAGAATCAAATGCTATAATGTGGACGAACCAAATTCAATCTCTTAACCCTGAAGAATTTATGCACCTTCTATCCCAATTGGAAGATATGTGGGACATCAATACCACAAATAATAGTATGATTTCGTTCCAACTCGGATACAAAAATTTCATAAACCCTCAGGACCTCGACCCAGAAACTGGACTTCCTGTACGCTTCGATGTTGAACTTGTTTCTGGAAACCATAAACGTCTAAAAATGCAGTTAGGACAACTTTACCACCGCGCAGAAGTTTTAAAACTATTGGATCTTGAAGACGACGAAGATATGAAAATATCTATGCGAATTAACCGTTTGATAGATCAAGTTGATGATGCGTGGCAAATTATTTTTCGTGCTGCACGTATTCACGAACGAATCAATAACCCAACGTACGTCCCCATAAACCCTGAGTCTGATCCATCTATTTTTAGATGTTCAACATTAGATAAAGTAGAGGAGTTAGCACCGTATCAACAGGCTATTCTCGCGTGTTTACAAAACCTATATGAAAATAATATCAAAAGGTACAAGGGATACTGTTCTACACAGATCAAAACTGAATCTAATCAGGATACAAGAGCGTGGAAACAGGTTGAAACTATCCAAGAATATGTTTATGGTGTAGCACAAAAAGAAACAAGATATGAACTCTGGAAAGCTCTATCAAGTAGAGGTTCTGCATATAATGATGTTATTCGTCACTTAACAAATTGCAAAGATATGCAGTTTCCAGAAATTATTAAGAATCGTAACGTTTGGTCGTTTAAAAATGGTATTTTTATTGGTAAAGAATGGTCTGCAAAAACAGGCCTTTACGAATCCGCATTTTACACGTATGAGTCTCGTGAATTCAAAAATTTGGATCAGGCTATTATAAGTTGTAAATATTTCGATAAAGATTTTACGGATTATAACCATTTGGACGATTGGTATGAAATACCAACACCCCTTTTTCAGTCGGTGCTTGATTACCAAAAATTTAGTGAAGATGTGTGCAAGTGGATGTATGTTATGGGTGGTAGGTTATGTTTTGATGTAAACGATATGGATGCTTGGCAGATTATACCATTCCTAAAAGGTATAGCACGTTCGGGTAAATCGACGCTTATTACAAAAGTGTTTCGTAAATTTTATAACGCCGATGATGTACGTACACTTTCAAATAACGTCGAAAAGAAGTTTGGATTATCATCCATTTATAATGCATTTATGTTTATTGCACCTGAAGTAAAGGGAGATTTACAACTTGAACAAGCTGAATTTCAATCAATTGTTTCTGGTGAAGACGTTTCGATTGCTGTAAAACACGAAAAGGCGAAGTCATTTGAATGGAAAACACCAGGTGTGCTCGGTGGTAACGAAGTTCCAAATTGGAAAGATAATTCGGGGAGTGTACTGCGTCGTATTCTTACATGGAACTTTAGTAAACAAGTCAAAGATGCGGATCCTATGCTCGAGACAAAACTTGATGAAGAATTACCAATTATACTACAAAAATGTGTTCGTGCTTATTTAGAATACGCACAGAAATACGCGGATAAAGATATTTGGAACGTTGTTCCGGAATACTTCAAAACGGTTCAGAGACAAGTTGCAACTATAGCGAGTACACTCGAAAACTTTCTTCAGTCAACGGGTGTAAAGTATGGACGGGAACTTTACTGTCCCCAAAAAGAATTTGTTGCATTATTCAATTCACACTGTACAGCAAATAACCTTGGTAAACCACGATTTACACAGGACTTTTACGTTGGTCCGTTCAGTCAAAGAGATATCGAGGTTCGTGAAGAAACACTTACATATAGAGGACGTGTGTACCCAAAGCAAGCTTTCATTTTTGGTGTTGATATAGTCAATGAAGAAATGGCATTCAGTAATGATATTTAAAATATCAGAGTACTTTAAGAAATGAATCCCAGACAATTTGTCAAAAATTCAAATGTAAACATTCAACGATCCGAACCAAATACAAGTGGTCTCAAATTGGGTAAATTTAATCCTGGTATGTATAATGTCCTCGTAAATAAAAATTACGAAGAAAAAGAAAAACGCGTAAATTTACAGTACATTTTAAAACAAAAACCAAAAGGTCATTCGCAAATAGCACCAGGACTAACAATCGATCTTATTGAAATTAAAGGATATTTCGGAAGATTTCAAACAGGTGCTATACACACGAGTAATTTTGGCTTAAAAGGTGATTTATCAAAAAACTTTTTTTCTGTTCAATTGAGTGGATATATGATGAATGGATTAGAACGTAAAAACTTTACGTTTGTCATTTACGCAAACGGTAAAATTAGATTTTCAGGTGGATTTTTAGGGTCTAAAAATCTTAAAAGACAACCAGAAGCTTTACGTAAATATATAATTGACACATACACCGAAAAAAATGTATTTTTATATAACGATATCGAGTATAACAATATAGCTGGGTTCTTCAATACAAATGTTAATTTTCAATTACAAAGAATTGCCAGTGAAAATCCCTTAAAAGCTGAATATGTCTCTTATGAAGGTGAATTATCACCATTTTTATACATTACATATAAAGGACATAAATTTGTGCTATCGTCTAAATCGGGATCCCTTGGTTCAGGGATAGTACAATTACAAGGTGAAAAAGATCCAACTGAACTTGAAAATACCTATACACTGGGTGTTGAAATGGTGAAACAACTTCATGTAATGGGGTACACAATGGGATTAGTTAATCGCAATGTAAATGCACCAAAACTTCCTGTCACAAAACGTGTAAAAGCATCAACGTGTCCAAAACCACGTCGACCACCGTGTAAAGAAGGTTACGAAATACGTAAAAATCCACAAGGTTCAGATTGCTGTTTTAAAATCCCAAAGAAAAGGGGAATAACAAAAAAGAAAAATGTATCTATTTCCTATGATGAAAATGGTACAATGAAAATAGGTGGTCGTAAATGTGATAGATTAACAAAACCAGTTTTACTTGATGTAGCTAAAAAACTAGGTATTGTAGGTGTAAAACAAAAAAATACAAAACAAACGATATGTGAAGCTCTTGACGCAATAGAAAAAGGTACATCTAACCATAAAATAAACGGAAAATTGTGTAGAAGTATGAAAAAAGAGCAACTTGTTGCACTTGCACTTTCTAAAGGTATAACAGTTAATGAACAAGATACGGTTAAAATATTATGTGATAAACTTCAAAATAAACCAAAAACGCCGAATACACCAAATTCACTCGCAAACGAAATGGAACAGGTACTTTTGAAACAAAATCGTAACGTTAAAAATAAGAAAAGGCGTCTTAACGAATCAAGTATTAAAAATGATATTATTAAATTATACGGTAAAAGATGGATGTCTAAATATGGATCTGTAATGGATTTAGATAAAAACGTGAAAGAAGTGAAAAGAGAATTAAATAAAGCTGAAAAAAATAATTCTCTTAATGTACGAACTCGCAACGGTATTATTAAAAAAACCGTCGCGGATGAAATAAAAAAAGCAATGGTTAAAAACTGGATGTATAACCAGGAAAAAAATCTTAAAAAGAAACTTATAGAAAAGGAGACGAAAAAATTATATGGTAAATTTGGTAAAAATATAGTAAACAATGTAGTAAAATATGTTTCAAATTTACCAAAAACACCACCTCTCAATAGTGCAAAGGTAAAGAATTATATTAAAATAAAACGCGAACTTCAGCAAAAGCCACCATTAGCTTTAAAGAATAAGAACAAGAATAAATAAATGAATGATCCACGAGAACTCGTATTAAATCGTGTTCGACAAAATAGAAATGGATTTATTGTAGATTACAATAACCGATGGAAAAATCATGTTTTGTCAAGCATTGTAGATAGTATATTTTATACTTTAGCAGATTATATAAGATATGAAAGAGGAAATAACAAGGAAGGTATGGGAAAATTGGAAATACAATATTATTGTACAGATGAATTTATAAACACTGAAAATCCTATGGAGTATCTAGAAACACATCGCGATCCAGATGACGTCAATTTAATGATGTATATTTATGATAATATGATTTATATGCAGTCTGGTTCACATAGACGTATACTTTTGTATCTTACGAACATACTATGCTTCGATTTATGAGTTTATATGGCTCAGAAATCTGTTTAATATGTTTTGTATGGTACGAAAAATCATACCCTAGAAACTGTTCTTTGATTTGTTTAGAAAGACCAAATGCTTCCATTTTACGTGATGTTTGTGTACACACGGATAAACGCTCAAGATTTAAAAACCTATCCTCCATCATTATAAACTCTTTAATTGATTCATCTGCCATTCCGTCTTTGCGCATCTGTTCATATATATTTTTAGATTCACCATGTGACATGTAAAAATACTGTGTAGAATAACCAAGTAATGTAACTTGTTCACCTGTAATATCCACGTCACTTATTAAGAACAATGCTATTATAAATAAAAGTATCCAGATAATCATTGTACTATATATTTATCTAACATAATAAATACATCTTTTATCTTATGGATGATATTAAATAATGTATCTTTATCTTCCACGTTTTGTGGTTTTATAATTTCAAATTCAATTTGATACGTACACGATTCTTCAGAATCCATATCTTGTACATTCCCTGAAATCTCCGTTAAATCAATAGACAGATTTTTACGAATAAACGATATCCTTGATTTAGTCTTTTTGCAGTCCATTTCACTGTCATAATCATGTTCCACCGGAAGTTCTTTAGATACACAAAATCTAATATCAAGAGGTGTTCCTTCAAGTTGTTTAAAATTTTCAACATGAACACGTTCTTTACGTACAATGGTTTCATCACCAGTTGATTCATCTATAGTTATACGAAGATTATCCTTTTCACGATAAAAAACTTCCGTCTTTGATACTTGGATACGTTCCCATTTTTGGTACTTTTTTAAACCTTCCATTGTATTCTTAAATGTTTCAAATCCTACATTAGTATCAAAAAACGTGCCATTATATTTACCAAGACGAAACTCCATTTCAATGTGTTCCTCATTTTTGTTTTGTTCAAAAACCGGTTCAATAACATCACATATTTTGTGAACGTTCATGATTTATTACTTACAATCATATAACGCGTCTTCTTCTTAAGCCTTTTTTATACACTTTTTTTAGATGCACGGTTTCGCAAATCTTGGAAATACGTGTTACTTTAATTCAGCTATACAAACACTTCTACATATACATGATATATCAGCACACATTTTAAAAAACAAATATGAAGGTGAATGTATATTTACAAAAATATATGAACATGTCATACATGTATACTTTTATACTCATGAAGTAAAAGTATTTACACTTACACCTTTATTAAAAGAATTTGTAAAAACGTTCCCACGGTTCATAATTGGTGAACCCCATGACGCACAGGACGCTTTATTATGTATTATAGATATACTCGAAAAAGAATATCCTATAGTTAAAGAACTTTTATATGGTGAAATGGCACAAATTACAATATCACCAGCGAGTAAGAATGTTTTAAAAACGCCTTTTTGTATTCATTTTTTAAACATGGACAAGGAAATAAAAAGTGTAAATCAAATGATTGATGAAGGATACAAATGGAATGTAGTGGAAGGGTATATAGATGATAACGGTAAAAAACATCATGTAGCTACAACAAGGCGGATAATTTCTAAAAAACCAAAGATATTAATCATTTCATTCGATAAAAAAAGTCGGGTAAAAATTGATACATATTTAAATTTAGGATATGAGTTACAGGGATCTATAATTCATCAAGGTATTCAATGGGGTGGGCATTACATATCTATGTGTAAACTCGGTAACGAATGGTTTATTCAAGACGACGACACGTTGGGTAAAATCGCCGAATTACCTAAAGAAGATAATCATTACGTCCTGGTATACAGTCTAAAAACTCCTTCATCTGAATGTTCTCCTTGATATTAACCAAGGTTCTGTAAAAAGTTCTACGGCTATTAGGAAATGTTTTATCGGTCCTCTTTTTTAAGGGTTTCCACCATAAAGGACCAGTTTCCCATGTCACATACATACACTCGACTATATCATTCTCTCTCAACCATGTATAATCTTGCATCCTATCAATGGGTATCTGAGATTCGTGTATAAGTTTACCCTTTTCCTGAATGTAAAGTCTCCAAACAGATGGTCCAGGTACACACCCGGGTGTTTCTGTAGTAGGTGATTTCTTCACTTTAAAATCAATCGTGTTTTTGTTACACGGTTTCCATTTAAACATGGTTTCGTGTGTTCCTATACGAACAGGTTCATTTATAGGGGTAAAAACGAGACCATCCATTTCTTGTTTGACGGTTGGTAAGTATACATCCATAAATTCTTTGAAATCTTTATGTAAATGAAACTTTTTAACTTTTAGAAAGATGGGATCAGTTTTCAAAATCATCATCTTTTTAACTGTTTTTTCACAATGTTCCAATCGCTCCAAAAAATTTTGGTTACCGACAACTTCACCACACGTGACTAAACAATCGTAAACCATGAAATCATTTTCATAAAGTTCTCCTTCAAGAATGGTACCATCGTATATAGGTTTCCTGAAATTGAGTGGACACGTAAACATTTCGAGTGCACGATTCAGAAATATACATACTTTTTTTGACTCGTACATAAAAGCGAGCATCATATACCTCGTACCATCTGTTTTTTCACATACAACATAATCATTTTTTGATAATATATCAAAATGCTTACGTTCTATGGATATAGGTTGACATCCCGGAAAAATACCTTTTGTCCCCCAATGAGTTTCCATAAAGGAAATCGCATATTTGTAAAGTGGATCAGTCGGCCTTACAAATACACGGGACATTATGTTCTATATATTTACCCTATTCTTTAATTTGTTTTAACTCCAGCGGCGTTTAGAATATTACTTATACATTCATGACTATATGTCATAACTAACTTAGCTGCTGTATACGCATGAATTTTTATACCAGCTTCTTGAAATTTTGTAAACATCGTTTTCATTCTTGGATGAATTTTGAATGCACCATTTTTCTTATCTTTAAGATTTTTCATAACGTTTTTATTCATCATAACCCATGCCTTAGCTGATGTTTCTTTTACTACATATATGTCTTTCGAAACCTTGGTACCAACTTCAGTATCAAAATGTAACCCCATCTGTTCAACTGGTTCAGAAGAATCATTTGTGACTTTTTGTTTAAACATTTCCCAATCTATACCCTCCTTTACACCCGGAAAAACAAAACAACCGATACTTTCATGTTTATCAAAAACTTTATCGAGTGAATCGTCATCTACACTAATACCAAAATCAATAAAGAAAATGCGATCATGTGATTTTAAATATTTGTAAATCATTTCAGATTTTTCAAAGGGTTCATCATTCACAAATACGACTTCATTTTCTGTATTACCTCTCTGCATACATTTTAAGTTAAATCGAAGAATAGTATGAAGTGTCTTTACATGACATGAATTACCGCGTGTTACGAGTATAGTGGCTATTTTCATGTTTACATATATACGATTCTAAGCCTTAAGCCTTTCATTTAAACAACCACTAAATGGTAAATTACCAACGTGACCTAAAGTTGTTTGACAATCGGCGTATATTTTACCACCTATCTGTTGCCATCTTCTACAAAACGCGTAATCTTCCGAAAGGTAACGTCTATTGTCTGGGTCAATCATACAATCAAAAAGAGCACAATAATCATCAAAATCTCTATTTTGATGATCATTTTTACAATCTAAATCTTTGTAATGTTCATGCATTTTTTCGAGTGCTTTTCTAGATATTAACATAAACCCAGTTGGACCATCGAGTACTTCTACAAACCCATTCTCGACTTGACGATGTGTAGCACCGATATTTGCAACCAAACTTGACGAAAGCATAGATAAGTTACGGTTATCACCAGCTTTAATTGCATCCTTAGCTTGGTCCCACATGACCACCTTTTTAGGATAAATTGCTACAGATACATCATGTCCGGATTTTAAAAGACGAGCAACAGAGCTTGGATCAAAATCGATATCAGCATCTATGAACATGAAATATTCCGCGTCCGTTTTTTGCATAAAACGACCTATAGCTACATTACGCGCGCGATGCACGAGACTTTCATTTTCGGTAGTATCGATCATGAGTTGAACACCTTCTTTCATGAGAAGAAGTTGAAGTCTAATGATACCTATCATATATTTTTCTAAGCAAAGACCACCGTAACATGGTGTACTTAAAAACAATTTTATCATAATATATTTTCATGGGTTCATTCCTCTAAGTGCTTTTTAATTATCGTTTCAATTTTGTTTACTGTAGGTATAGAAACACTACACTTTTCACAAACATCCGTTTTAGTAAATACCCCCTTGAGAACGAGGTATATGATAGTTGAAGCTACACTATTCGGCGTCTTACTCATTAACTCGGAACATTTTTCAAGTTTTGTACACATTTGATTACATGCATATCTTTGTTCACGTGTAACATTAAATGAATTAAGTAATCTTTGCATAACATCAAAAGGTCTCGTTATATAATTTTTTTCTGTTTTACCAAGAAGTGTTTCTGTAAACAGCTGTGTAGTTCTACTAATATCTTTACTTTGAATATGAAACATATCCGCAATTTCTTTTGTAGTTCTTGGAATTTTTGATAGACGGCATGCATATAAAACACAATTTCCTTTAATACCTGAACGAACTGCACCTCTCGTTAATTTTTCTAAATTGAATTTTCTATACATCATTTTCGCATCTTTTAATACAGAATCTGGTAAAGTATGACATGCTTCATCAATATCCTTATAGGCGTGAAATAACGCACGATCTTTATGATTCATTGATTGATGAAAATTAATTTTAGCCATACGTTTATTTTCATACGTGGACGATTGTTGTGTCGATATAATCGTACCTTTACCCCATTCTTGTGAAAAAAGTTCCGGGTTAGCGTTTGGATTGCCACATCTCGATGGATCGTTTATTTTACCATCGTCTGAAATACCACTTGTCCATTCAGGACTTTCATCTATATACATAATATCAACTATACCACATTCTGAACACGTAGGTATACCTTCTCGTGAAAAAACTTTTGTACCATTACAATCTTTACATAAATATGTTGTATTAACCGGCTTTTTAAGTGTTGGTTTATTTAATAATTTGTCCACGTCGGACCATATAGCAGCCAGTTCTTCCATCTTATAAATGAATATTAAAATTTAAAATTAAAAACATCGCACTTAGGTTAAAAATTTAATTCATCTGCTTGTATTTTTGCGTGCGTTTCTATAGAATTTACCATATCTTTAAAGCGTTTAGAACCAGGGCTTCTTGGTTCCCATTCGTTCCATTCTTTATCTATAGTACTATGCATTGAAGGTGGTATAACAATTCCATCAACTTGATCGTCTGGGACGATAAAACCTTCTAAATCACTTCCATCATCATCAGATTCGTCTATTATTTCACTATCTTCATCTGAATCTATTTCATCTACCATAGCGTATAAAGTATCTTTAACGTTGACGAAAAAATCTGAAGTTTGGTGATGTTCACAAAGATTTTCAATTTGAACGAGTTCCTCTTTAGTCTCTTCAAACTCGTAAATTCGCGCACCTTTATATGTCATTGATGTTTCGGAATAATAAGAAACAACGAGATAATCTTCGTTATTTTCTTTTACTTTAGCGTACAGTTCATCTTCTATATCATCTTCTATATTTACAAGAACCCGGACTAAATCTCCAGGCTGTATTTCAGAAAAATTAATCATATCTAAAGTTTTGTCACAAAAATATTTACAGATATTAGCACAGATGGGAGTTGAAATTTTATCCAAGGATGGATGTAAGTATTGCGAACACGCAGTTAACTTATGTAATGACTATAATTTAGAATACAAACAGACAAAAGTTGATAAAAATGAATTAAAAGACCGTTGTGGTACACAAGCGTCTACGTTTCCTCAAATATTCGTAAATAGCGTCCTGGTAGGAGACTTTTTTGAATTTCAGGAATTTCTCGAAGAGTCGGAACCAATGCTTCTACCAACACTTAATAGGTTTACTGTGTTTCCAATTGAACACGAAAACTTATGGTCTCTGTATAAAAAAGCACAAATGTCAAATTGGACAGCCGAAGAAATTGATTTTTCGAAAGATATGGATGATTGGAATAGTTTAAGTGATAACGAAAAACATTTTATAAAATATATATTGGCTTTTTTTGCTGGTTCTGATGGTATAGTTTTTGAAAATATTAACAACAATTTCGCGGATGAAATTCAGCTCACAGAAGCCCGCTCATTTTATGCATACCAAGCACATAATGAAATGGTACACGGTGAAACGTATAGCAAGCTTATAGATAAGTATATAAGAAATTCTTTGGAAAAGAAAAAATTATTTGAAGCAATTCAGACAATTCCATGTATAGAAAAAAAAGCAAAGTGGGCTATGAAATGGTTCGATAAAACACGCCCATTTGCAGAACGTCTTTTAGCATTTGCGTGTGTCGAAGGTATTTTCTTTTCGGGGAGTTTCTGTGCTATTTTTTGGTTAAAAAAGAGAGGGTTACTTCCAGGGTTATGTTTTAGTAACGAACTTATAAGTCGTGATGAAGGGTTACACCAGGAATTCGCGGTCGAATTATTTAATATGTTGAAAAATAAACCTTCGATGTCTATGATTGAAGAAATCGTACGCGATGCAGTCTCCATTGAAAAAGAATTCATTTTAGATGCATTACCATGTAGTCTTATTGGTATGAATTCTGATAAAATGTCAGAATATATAGAATATGTCGCGGATAGATTACTAAAACAAGTGGGTCACGATAAAATCTGGAACACAAAAAATCCCTTTGATTTTATGGAGAATATATCATTAGATGGTAAGACCAACTTTTTCGAAAAGCGTGTTGGTGATTACGGAAAAATGGATGAAGATTCGTCAGAAATTGAGTTTGATGAAGAATTTTAAGGTGTAATGACGACATTTCTACCGTCTGAGCATCCACATGTTATAGCATCACCATCCGATTTTACAACATCCATAGATTTCAGTCGCATTCCACTATCAAACATAGAATACTGATCTTCGGACATACCTGGTAATGGTGAAGGCATGTCGACCATTTTTGGTGGTACTGGTCCCGGTCCTGGTGTTGGACCTGGTGCTGGACCAGGTACCGGTGATGGTCCCGTAACTTCCTTTTCTGTTTCTAATTCAAATGGTGCATAATTTTCACGCTTTATATTCATCATACCCCATACGACTAACATAAAAACAAGTGTATGGAGTACGAGACCGTTAATAGATGGACACCCAGTTGGTCCAGATATCCACGACCCGAATATTTTACGCGTGACACGAAACGTTTCCGGATTGGCAACAATGAAAAAAACTAAAGCAGACATCACAGAGATTAAAAATTTCTGCTCCTGTTTTTTTCCGTCACATCCACATCCACAATCTTTAAAAAGACCCATTGGTATATTTTATATATTTTACAAAGAAAAAAAATAACTTAAAGTTTGTGTTCATATATATGATATAAAATACAATGTCAAACATTATCCAAGTTTCTGAGCAATTCGAACCATCTTCTGTTGTTCTTTCTAAAATGAAAAAGAATAAAAATGGTGGTAAAACGGTGTATATTAATGCACAAGATGGTAAAAAGAAACTCTATTTACAACTTCCATTTATGCGCTCTCCTTATGGTTTGAGTGCTTTTACTGATGAAGCTACCAATAAGACATCTTATTCTCTTGACTTATCTTTTGACGGGGATAACGAAGAAGCTATGGTTTTATCTGAAAAATTAAAAGCACTTGACGAAATTATTATCAAGACAGTCGCCGAAAATTCCAAGGAATGGCTCGGGAAAACGTATGACATTAATGTTATTCGTGAAGCTTTGTATAAACCACTTGTTCGTCAGGGTAAAGACAATTACCCCGATACAATAAAACTTAAGATTTTGACGAAACCAACGGGTGAATTTTTAGCAGAAGCTTATAACTCTTCACGCGAATTGATCAATGTCGATCAAATTGAAAAGGGTCAAAGGTGTATGTGTATTGTAGACGTAAACCAAATCTGGTTCATCGATAATAAGTTCGGTGTAAGTGTTCGCCTTTCACAAGTTTTATGTGAACAATCTTCTAAACTCCCCTCCTTTGCATTCCAGGGTCTTGGAGATAAAGTGGAAGAGGATCTTGAAGATGAATATACTGAAGAAGAGATTGACGAATAAAATGTTATAATATATCAGTATGGAACGCGAACGTCATTTTGAAGATCTTAAAAAAATTGCATCACTTTCAAAAAACAAGAAAAATATAAAAACACGTAAACAAAGAAATTTATTAGGTAAAAATGTTATAAAAGCTATTGAAGGTATGGGTTGTAAACCACATGAAGTTTTTTATAAACCTAATACCAATTTTAGTGTAAATGGGTCTTTAAGTACAAAAAGGGGTTTACGTAAAATAGGTAAAGGGCAAATGGGTGAAGTATTTTTGGGATGTATAGATAAAGAGTGTGAAAAACCAGTTGCTATAAAAGTATCAAATGACCCAAACTATTATGAATATAGGATAGGTAAACGTATAGAAAAATTAAGTGGTACAAGAATGTATGCATTTCAAAAATGCGATAAATATTCTATAATATATACCGAATATGCAAATAGTGGAAGTTTAACAAGTTTTTTAAAAAATAATATAAAAACACTTCGACCCATTCATATAAGAACGATAGTAACACACGTTTTATATAATTTATACCGAATACATAAAAAGTATCCATCATTTAGACATCACGATCTACATACTGAAAATGTTTTGATAAACACCAATGTAAAATCATCCGGTATTCGCAGATGTAAAGTTGATGATATCACATTAAAAGTTCATGATATAGGAATAGAAGCACTAATAAACGATTATGGATTTTCGTGTATTAAAGGTATAGCAAACCCCGAAATCGATTCGAACGATTTTAAGAGTAAATATGGTATATACCGCGATTCTAATGCTATGTATGACGTTCATTTCTTCCTCAATTCACTTAGACACTTCTTAAAAACCGAAAAAATATATGTTGGTGCAGAAACTATTCAATTCATAGAACGTGTTTTACCACCTGATTATTTGGGTCAAGTCACATATAAAGTAAATGATTATAGACTTCGTGCGTCACCAGTTGGACATAAGAGATTACCTTCGTTTAAATATATATTTAAAGACGTATACTTTTCACCGTACAAAGATAAAAAACCTTCGTTTGACATAACAAATATTATTGGACGTACACCCATGAAACCGAAACCTATAATAGTAAAACATGGTGGGAACGTACCAACACAACTACCAAAAATTTCAATGTCTAAAAAAGGATATATTCGTATAGGTACACGTAAGTGTACAAATTACAAAAAAAGTGAAATTGTTGAAATTGCGAACAAATTAAATATACCAACAAAAAATAAAACGATTTCAAAAATATGTGATGATTTGAAAATAAAATATATTAAGTAAATATAAATATGTTACCATTCATAGTTCTCGGCTTAATTAATTTTATTATTTTAATAAACACAGGTGAACCGGAAACCAAGAAAAAAATCGAATCGAGTGAAGGTACTTGGACTGTTTATGGCACAACTTGGTGTGGATGGACCACAAAACAACTTAATTATCTTAAAAAGAAAGGTATTAAACACAAATTCGTTGACTGCGAAAAAGGCGAGTGCAACGGAATTGATTCATTTCCACAAATGGTTCATCCAAATGGTGAAAAAATTGTTGGGTACAAGGAAATTTAATTAAACACCTCGTATAACCGCGATAGAAAGTGAGAGAATGAACGCGTCCAAAAACGTGTTCAATGGTTTAAGAACTGTAATGTGTTTTACAAGTGACTGGTTCCATGCAAATCGAAGTACAAATGTACTTACGAGAATGGCAAGAACGAAAATCAAAATTTCCGTTAATACGTCGTTCATTTTTTTAGCGTTTACAATATCCTTGAGCATTTTTACTTATTACTAATATTTTTTTTTCTTGTGTATTAGTAATGAAGAAACCAGTTATTCCTCTGAGTGGTTCTGAACCGAAATTCACTCAAAGATTATGGGGTCGAACAGTAGGTATAGGAAACAATAACTGTTATGCATATGCCGTAGGGGATTATGAAAAAATGCGGTTACAAAAAAGTGTACCAGGTGAGCGTGCTGGTATTCGTAATCTTTCTCATAGCTATACTCATTGTAAAGGATTACCACAAAGAGTTATCGCTGATAACCCTAAAAAAGTATATTTAGCAAAAGCCGAAGAAAAATGCAAACCGAATCATTACAAAGTCATGATGTTTGTTGCACCTGGTAATGCCAAAAACTATTTTAGACAGGGCGATTTTCATTTTTATAAACAACATGGTGTTGTCGAATATAAAATAAAGAAGGGTAACACATATGAAAATATTGCAAAATTTTTTAAAGTTCCTGTAAGCCGCGTAAAAAAAGCGGGTAAACTTATACCTGGTAAATTGTTAACATTTAAAGCGAATGTATTTAGTCATAAAAGGGGGTGGGCTACTGGACCTTTATTAGTAGATGCGAAGGGTAAAGTCATACAAGATCCTAGAAAGGCTTCTCGTAACTATCCCGGTTTAAATTATAAAAAGTATTGCAGTTCATTCTGTGTTAGAAACAGAGGTATCAAAGTCGGACACACTCATCCCAAAGTCGCTAAGAAGGCTACTTAAATCAGTTTGATCCTGGATATCAAATATTATATCAAGTGCATCAAAAATAAAGTCATTACTCACAGATACCGTATTCGATGTAGCTTCGATTAAATTGTGTACGGTAATTTGAACTCTAAAATTTCCACCATCAAATACTTTTCTACATATGGGGCACGTCTGTTTTCCTTTATTTTTCCAGTTTTGTAGACAATGTGAATGAAATAGATGACCACACCGTATTGGTGTATTTGATCGTGTATGCCTTACCTCATTGAGACATATGGCACACTGTGTCATTCTCTACAGAACTTAAAGAATATTAAAATTGAAATTTATCGTACATCGATTAATAAATATCCGATGTATTGAGAAGAGCTTTATCACACGTCGCACACTTTTCTGTACCCTGTAAATCTTGTACAGGTTTCAAAAGTTCGGGACCCTTTTCTTGGAGAAGTTTACGAAAAGAATAATTGTCTTCGAAAGTAATACCATTTTGTTTCATGATATAGTTATTAAGTAGTTGATTAGATGTATTTACTGTAAAACATCGACCATCGGCCATACCAAGTCGTTGAGACATTTTTAATATTAATATTACATTAGAAATTAATTTGTCTATTTTTAATTGTGTCTATCCATGATTTATGTCCATTTTGTTTTGCCATTTTTACAATATCATTTACGTTATACCCTGATGCTGTATCGAATATTTCCTTTTTTCCCGGTTCTATATCCGATGTAAATATTATACTTTTATGTTCAAGTATATGTGATATTATAATATTATAAGCAAATGCAATTTCCTTTAAAGTTTCTGCACCCGTAATTATAATTTTTCCTGTACTGAATATACTCGTCGTAATTTCTTTCATGTCTTCAGCTGGTTTAAATTTTACTTTTACTGCGGAGTATCTATCTGGTTCAAAAGATACTTTAAAAACATCTTCAAATTTCTGTGCTGTTTGTAACAAGTTTATATTTTTGTTCAAACTAAAATTTGAGTTTATCATAACAACACGGAATGTGTCTTCTGGTATTATATATTCATCACCGAGTATATTGCTCATAATATAAGACAATTGTCTAATAACACGTTTACAATCAAATAAATCGGCACACCCAGCAACTTGAACACTCCCATTTGGAAAAATTTTTATTGATTTTGTACTGTGGTGATCTTCATACACAAGTGTTATTTGATTATAAAAAGTAGTTTCTTTGCGTTTCCAGTTGAAAGTTTTCGTTTTTTTATTTACATTTGTTATCTTTATAGTATCTTCACCAAAAAACCTTTTTAATTTACCAATATCGATAGACTTTTTAAACTGCGAAATCATGGTGATTGTAGTAAGTTTTATCCATGAAGGTTCGACATCGCGATGCTCTTCTATTATCTTTTTTCTAAACTCATCGAGAGTTAGAAAATACGAAAATGTATTATTCGCTATAGTGGAATACATTTTTAACTTAAAAACAAACAGTTTAAAGTTAACTTAGGTTAACTATGTATGCCGTGTTTAAACTGTAAAAGAAAGGGTATACCTATAGATTGTAAATATTGCAAATTAGGTTTTTGCTCTAGGTGTATAGTTCTTGAAATACACAACTGTAAAAGTGTTGAAATTAAAAAAGAAGATCAGAAAAAAGAATTAGAAAAGAAACTTGAGTTTAAACCAGACAAGAAATTTGGAATGGTTTAAAGATTTTAACATATACCTTTATACATGACCGCATTTGTTAAACAATGTCATCAACTATATCACATGGATAAAAATCGTATGATTATAGAGATATATTATTCTAAATATAAAAATGGTGTAGGGTACGAAGAATTAATGGATACATTTGACACAACATCAAAATGTGAATTTAATTTAGGTAAGGGGACAGTTCGTTATGAACGTTTTCTCGATACAATGATTGATAAAACAATTGAAACCGTGCGTAAAATGACTTTAATTGCTTTAGATAACGCATTATGTGAAAATAAAAACATAAATTCACTCATAAGAATTATGAATTCAATAAAAATATTAGATCCTTCATTTACTCCACCAAATATAAACAGAAAATGTGGGTGGCAAAAAATCCTCGTAAAAAATATATGTTTGGATATAATTCCAAGTGTTGTGCAATCATCTACCAACCAAAATAAACTTGATAGATTATTTAGAACATTACAATTAATAGAATCAGACAGAATAAACTAATCAGGTTTAGTATAAGTGTGTTATTTCTAGAAGCCGCAATTATTTCTTTCTCTGTTTTTTGACAAGTTTCTTCGTTTTTGCTAATCACGGTAAAACCTTTATCTATATTTCTTCCTGGAAGAAGATCTCTAGATAAATTACATTCAGTTTCTCTATAACCGGGTCGACCAACATTTTTAGAAATTACATTACACGCAGGACTTTTATATATTTCTTCTTCTGGTTCGTCTTCTGGTGTCGTATATTTACCAAACTCATGTGGTTGACGACTCGTACCAGGCATGAAATTTACAAATGGATTAATATCATCCATTGCTTTTTTATCATCGAGCATTATCTGACTCATGTTTTATATTATCACGAGATATATTTTTTTGAAAAAATATAATATTTAAAATCTAATCTTTATATAAAATGCCAGAAGATACCGAAATGGATACGTATACAATAATAGCGATCGTAGCTTTAGCCATAATCGCACTTATAGTTATAATTAAATTCATGAAAGGTCCACCTAACACGGAAAAATATGAAAACACAGAAGACGAAACACCTATGATAGACGATTCGGAAAATGTGTCAATATACGACGAAAATTTAGATGATGATGACGTAAAATATCCAGGGAGTGATGTGGACTCAGATGAAGATACATATTAAAATATATTTATTTAGTATATGGATTCATCAGTACCAAATGTTCCAAAACCTGGTAATGACAACACCATGATAATTGCAATAGTTGTAGTTGTGGTGATTTTATGTACAATTTCTATAGTAGTCGCATCAAAATCAGGTGGTTCTAAAAAGGAAGAAGTGAAAGAGGAAAAAGAAGTGAAAGAGGAAAAAGAAGTGAAAGAAGTACAGGTGAAAAAGGAAGAATCGATTAAAAGTATGAGTATGGATAACGAAGAAGAAGTATTTGCAAGTGCACCTCCACCCCCTCCATCCGTAAACAAAGTACAAGCGAAAGTTGATGTTAATACACGCGTCCCACCCCCACCTCCCCCACCTGTAAAAATAGTTCAAAGGAAAGTTGTTAATACATCTTCGCCACCACCCCCAGTACGCGTAATTCAACCTCCACCTCCGCCTCCAGTAATAGTACGCCCAGAACCCCCAAAACCTCCAAAACCACCTAAATCCAGAATTTTGAAAATACAAAATACAGCAGAAAAAGAGATAAAAAAAGCAATCCACGAACTCTCTGTGATAAAAAATCGTATTAAAAGTATGGAAGGGTACCGTGAATATTACACATCCGAAAGAAATACAGGATTTACCCTTATAGGTACTGTAATGGAACAATTAATAGACATTACAATTGCAATTTTAAAACAACCACTTGTTTCTGAAGCTGTATCCAAACAAGTTTTAAATAACGAAGACGCTAAAGACATAGCAAGGTATATTGAAATGTTAGGTCAGGAAATAGTTAATGAAATAAATAAAACACCGATATTATTCTGTGGCGAGGATCGTAAAAAAACTAAGGACTGTACTCGATACAGAATGAATAACTTAAATCCAGCTCTAAAAAAGGCGTCAGCAACGTTATATAATAAAGTTCTCACTGTTGTCGAAAAGGCGGAAGAAAGAGAAAAAATGTACCGTATAACGAAAAATGTTGCAACCGATAATTATAAATATAAGATGTTATCTAGTGGTAGACCCATTGACCAGAAAAGAATAGATAACTTTCCAACGAAAGATAAACTTGAACCCATAGCTATGGCCCATTATAAATATTTAGGTCATACGTTAAAAAGAGAATTGGGTGTCTATGGTAAAGAAATTAATACACGAAACTATACAAATGAAGAAAGAAAATATATCAATTATCTCAATAAAAGAAACGTTAAAATTGAGAGTCCTGTTCCGAAACCTGTCACCGGTGGACCTAAAAAGGCTGTTGTTTATGGGGGACCTAAAAGGGGTGTTGTTTATGATGGGCCTAAAATGAGAACTGTTTATGGTAAATTTGAAAAAATTAGGAGTGGTAGAGGACGTCCTAGACATAATCTTGCAGTTGCCATAGAAAACAAGGGATCAAAGAGTAATTTTGTACACACCCAGAAGTTTTTTGGTAAAGTTGGCGATACATATACAATTACCGGATTTGATACTAATGACATGAAAAACATATATATAACAGCTAGTAAAAATGTAAAAATATACGTGAGAAGAGAAAGAAAATATCAAATGATTACAGGTCCAGTTTCACGTAAATTATCCCAGGATCTTAGAGAACGTGTTATGTTTATTCATGTTATTATTGTATGATGGATGATATTACACATCAATTAATTTTTATATTTTTTTTCCATTATAATATCACGTTCATTTGATATTATAATTGAAATGGTTTAACAAATAATCACACATTTACAAAATACCAGAAGATGGTGGGAAGAAACCAGAAGATGGTGGAACTCCAGAAAACCCAATATTATTATTTATACCAAACTTTTTACCGTAATTTGTAGTACTCGTAGGTCTATCTATTGGTACAGAAAGTGATTCAACATCGTGAATATACCCCATATACTGAGAAACACCCGTCTGAACTTGACCAATAGCTGTTTTAATAACAATATCGTTCATGTATTTAACCTGTTCCTGTACATTAGCATTTGGGTCACCGGAATTATTAATAAAAACAACGCGCATGATACTATATAAATCATTTGGGTTTTGATAATCAATAGATATACCAGTCTTATCCTTAAAACCATGACGAATACTACGCTGGATTAAATTCATGTTAAACTCAGAAAAGAACAAACTGTTCAGTGGTGTTGGGCACTGCTTAAGAGAATTTATGTGAAGAGCGTCACACATTTAATATAGTCCTGGAAAAAAAGTATCAGTAAATATAAATGTTAATCCTCGCTGATTTCGACAAAGTATATTCAACCAAACAATGTAACTACGAAAGTCCAATATGTCAGCCACCAGAGTGTTTTGTTGCTTCTTATGCACCAGTCGCCAAAGTTGGTGACCCAAACGGTAAATTTTATGTAAACTCATCACTTCTCCAGCCCAATCGTTTGGCTGAAACAGCTGGTCCTGTGACAATAAGAAGTGCCGATTTCAGGCACACATGTTCCAAATAAGTTAAAAAATAGATTCGTAATAGTTATATAATGAGAGTCACAAAACGTTCCGGTCGTGTTGAAGATGTTAAGTTTGATAACGTCACCAACAGGATATCAAAACTTACAGAAGGTCTCTCAAATTCCGTCGATGTTACCAAAGTTGCGCAACAAGTGTTTTCGTCTATTTATGATGGTATAAATACACATGAAATAGATACACTGTCTGCTGAGATATGTATTGGAATGATCACGTCCGACCCCGATTATGAAATTTTGGCGACGCGTATCACGGCGAGTAACATTCAAAAACGGGCCGCAAACAATTTTCACATTGCCATGCGTAAACTTCACAAGGCGGGTATTGTAACCCATGAAGTTCTAGAGGTTTCGTCTAAAGTCAAGGACGATATTAAACCCGAACGTGATTACGATTTCGGGTATTTCGGTCTTAAAACGCTCGAAAAGGGGTACCTCCAGAAGATCGATGGTGAAATTATTGA